TTATTTATAAATATTCTTATCAATAAGAAATATTTTAAGAAATTTTTGTTTGTATTATATTATTTTATATTTAAATATAATACAATATTCATAAAGAATGTTTTTATAAATATATTGTATTATATTATAAGGGTATGGATATAAATTATAATACACATTGTTACAATATTAAAAAATATATATATAAAAATGGGTTTTTAGATAGTAGTGTGGACGCAACTTATATTATTCACTTAAAAAATAATGGACGCATAGAACATATTCAAGAGCAATTGAAAGAATATAAACCCACAAAAAATGTATATATTGTTTTTAACGAAGGATTTAAAAATTGTAATAAAAAATTAATTGAGCAAATATCGTACCAAGATTTAACTGATGCGTTTTTACAATGTTTCAAACACGCGAATGAAAATAATTACAATAATGTACTTATATTGGAGGATGATTTTATTTTTAGTCCTGATATAAAAAAAATAAATAATTTACAATCTATAAATGGTTTTTTAAATGAAAAAAAAAATGAAGAATTTATTTATTATTTGGGATGTAATCCTATTTTAATTGTTCCTTGTTCAACAAACTTAAAACATTATAAATCATTTAAAACGGTTGCTATGCATGCGATAGTTTATTCAAAAAAAGCAAGAACAAAAGAATTAAATCTTAATTTAAAACATTGGGATGTTATTATAGAAAATGGAATCCAAAACAGATATCTCTATTTCAAACCTTTATGTTATCAAACATACCCTGAAACAGAAAATAAAGCATCATGGTCTGAAAAAGATAGTGTTTTAATTGGTTATTTAAAAAATAAAATAATAAAAATATTAAATTTAGATAAGACACCGGAACCCGGATTTTCAATAATTTATTTTATTGCGAAAATAATCATTCCATTTATATTTTTACTTACAATTGGAATAATAATTTTTTTTATATATTACATTTTTTATATAATCATTAAAGGTAATACAAACTTTAAATCAAACAAAAAATATAAACATTGAAATTTATATAATTTATTAAAATTATATAATTTAATATATAAATATATATAAATACCATGAAACGTACAAATACAAATACAAAATATAAATATATCATTTATAGTGTTATAATTTTACTATTAATTTTGTTGATTATACCCTTCATAATTCATCCATTATTATTTGAAAATATTAAAGGACTAACACATAGAAAAAAGAATACTGAACCGTTGGATGTTGTTATTGCACATTATAAGGAGGATTTAACCTGGGTTGACATTATGATACCTGAAAACGCTCGTGTATTTATTTATACAAAATCAGATGAAAAACCAAATTGTAAAAGACCATATACGCATAAATATATGGAGAATGTTGGAAGAGAAGGTTCTACTTATTTATATCATATTATTACTAATTATAAAGAAAATACATTCAATGATAATATTTTATTTCTACCTGGAAGTGTTGATTTATTCTACAAAAAAATCCCAACATATTTATTATTAAATAATGTTGGTAAAATGGACTTCAATAGTCCAACTATTAGAAAAAATGACACATTATATTATTACTATGATGAATTAATATTATCCAATATAAAAAAATCTGGTTATTGTTCAACAGACAAAAATAATAGAACAGCAAATTGTGATATACTTATATATAAATTTCAAACAATTCAAGAATTTACAAAGTACTTTAATTTAAAATATGATTACACAACATTTAATGGTATATTTTTAATAAAAAAGCATCTTATTTATAATAGACCAAAAGAATTTTATGTGGAATTGAGAAACCATTTAAATACAGGTGAAAATATTTTAAATGGTCATTTTCTTGAACGCTGTTGGTATAGTGTTTTTAACCCTTAAAGTTCAAAAATACCTTTAAAATCCTGGGTTATCGGTAAATACGGGTGTTGAAACAGTGCCCGTAACAGTAGCTAGACCGCCACTTTGTACATTTGTTTTAAATTGTTCTAAAAGATAATAACCACAAATGACACTAAAATACACTAGTAGTGCGTCTCTAAAAAGTAATTTCACAGGTTTATTTTCTTTATCCACGAATCTCATTTCCAAAAATTTGCTCAATAAAAATATAAATGCTATGACCGCAGCAACAATAAAAATATTTTCCATTTAAAATATTAAAGGGATATTCTTTTTATTATTTTACGCAAATTATGATTAAGATGACGTTTTATCTTTTACTCTAAAACTTCAATTTCATCAATTAGTAAATCAGGCAACAAATTTAACTCTGGTTCATTAATGACATGAATATCTAGATTGCTAAGGTCAGCAATTTGATCGCTAATGCTCAATTTAATAGACTCGTTTTCACTTTCTGCTTCTTGTCTTCTTTGTTCTGTTCGCAACTCACTTATTTCTTCTAATCTTGATATAGTTTTTGGCGCTTCTATTTTTAATTCGTTATTATTTTCATCTCGTACGTAATCAATATTATTAAAACTTAATTTTGTATCAGTTGGTTGAATTGCTTGTGCATTCTGAAAATTATTTGACTGAATATTGTTCAGATTTTTTTGTGTATCTTGACTTACGCTTGTATTCGCGCTTGTATTTTCATTATTAACCTCCAAAGGTTTTTCAATGATTTGCTCTTTAATTTCTTCAATAACATCTTCTTCAATGGTTTCGTCCATATATGCTTTCAAAATAGTTTCTACAGGTACGCTTTCTCTAACTGTATTTAAAATACATTCTTGGACAATTTTTTCAATCTCTCTATTGTGTTTTTGTATTTCTACAGGAGGTATGTTTATTTCAAACAAATACACATTTTTGTATATTTTTCTAGCAACATTAATATATACTTTATGAATGAAATCGTCCAATTTGGGAATGTTAATATCTATTTTTTTTTGTTTTTGTCCAACCCGCATTGCCGTAAGGATTTTAAGTTGGATGATATGTACACAAGTAACTAAATCTTCTAAATAAGAGCATCCAGATTTTTCACATATTCTTTTTTTCTCATTTTCAATAATAGTTGAATTCCATTTTGGGACTCTTGAAATAAAATTTTGGAAAGTCATAAGATATTTCTCTCTCTCATTATTATCTTGACACAATTTGGTTGCTTCCTCTAATATTGATTTATATCCATCAACTATGAGTGGAGTTAAAATAGTAATTAATCTGGCAGCCCATTCATTGCGTGAATCGTGAAGTGCGCTTACGCTAAAATCATCCATTTACATAAAACTAATATTTTCTAAAGACAATTCTGAACTTAAAAATATAAAGTTTAATATAAATAATATTAACAATTTTTCATTTCTAAATTCTTTTCTTACTTTATTAAAAGCAACTAATAATTCATATTTTTTTTCATTTGTTAAAAAGTGGTCTAGAAATACTGGGTTCTCTAACAAGGTAATTATATTTAAACCGCTATATCCTTTCTCATACAATTTGCTAGCATACTTAATCAATTCGTCAATATTTATTTTTGAACTATTTAGTTTATTTAGATCCTTCTTTAACCATTCCAGTCTTGCGTTTTTTATTTCTTTCATCTTGAATGTTTCATTTAAATTGTATTTATATAAGTTTATAACAGCGTCATTGTGTAGTGGTTCAGATACATAAATTTCACAAAATCTTGACAAAATTGGTTTTAACAATTTATATTTGTCTTCTACTATAATAAAAAATCTAGTATTATGACTAAAAAGTTCAATACATCGACGTAGAGCAGACTGCGCATCCATTGTTAATTTATCGGCATTCAACAAAATAATACTTTTAAAAATATCGCCTCCATTTGAGTTAATATGTGTTTTTGCAAAAAATTTTAGTTCCTCCCTAATGAATTTAATACCTTTACCATGCGCACAATTTACATACATTACCAAAGATTTTATTTTCTCTCTATCATTTTCGTATATATTATAAATGAACTCATTTACAATCGTTCTCTTACCACAACCAGACGGTCCATGAAAAATTATATTCGGTATTTTACGAATAGAATAAAAGTATTCTAATTTTTGTTTTATAGAAGGATGAATATTTAATATCATTAATAAACCTATTATTAATAATATATTGTTTTTATATTTTATTAGAACGTAATTAATAAAAAATATCGTTGTATATTTATAGTTATAGTTGTAGTTGTAGTTGTAGTTGTACAGTAATGAGTAATACTCATTATCTCTTTTTATTTATATATTCCAACAAAGATTCAAAGTATAAATCATATGACAAATTTGGTGTTAACTTGTTTTCATCCATAGTAACTGAACAACCACCAGATTCTAATAATGAAACATCAAAGTTTATAATTTTTCTATCTAATGCTTTGTGAATTATTTGTTTTACAATGTCTTTTCTTTCAGGTTTTACGTGTAGGTGGAGTGAAAATTTGGAAAATGGCATTCCAAAAAAATTACACGTATCAACTATATATTCAAAATCATCAATTTCAAGACTTCCACATGTATCAGAAAGACAAATATTTTCTATATTTGAATTATTGTATTTTAATATTTCACTTACAATTTGATCGTTGTCCATCTTACCAATAATTGGGCATTCATTAATACAAGAAATATATAGTTTTATGCTGTATTCTTGTTTGTGTTTATTTATCAAATTAATCATGTTATTTAATTCTTCTTTCGTTTTATGTAAATTAGAATTTGTATTCTTTTGTTGAAAACTTTCTGAAACAGAAGTGATAAATGAAAAATTATTGACAAACGGTTTATCTAAAATAAGACTTAAATTTTTCATATTTGGTACTAGAATAAAATTTTTTGGTTTTAGCATGCTTTCCGTGCTATCATTCTTATATTCTTCAGCATATTGTAGCAATTCTAAAGAATTTGCTAAAATAGGTAGTATTTTTGGCGAAACTTGAGAACCAATTTCTATATTTGACGGAAAATATTTTGAACAAATTTCATGATAGATTTTTATTTTGTATTCTAAATTATATTTTTGTATTTTATCAATATGTTTTATCGACTGTAAACCATCTCTTAAAGTAACATCGAACGGTCGTGGGCGACCAATTTTATCATAAATTATACGGAGATCACTATCATTCATATACAAATTAAAAAAACTTTTAAAATTTTGAATATTGACATATTTAACGATACCATCTTTGAGTATAGTTTGTCTTAACATTGAAATATTATATTAATTTATATTATAGGAATTTTTTTAAGTTTGTTTATAATAATCTTTAATAATATAACCCTAAAACAAAAACATTATACACATACGTCAGGTTGAATATTTTGGTAAAATATATTATTTAAATAATTTAAATAATATATATTTTAGTATATAAATATGACAGAAAAAGAACTAAAAGGACGAGTTGTGTCAGATGTTTTAAAAAATATTATACCATTAATTCCCAAGAGTGAAACAAAATTATTGGATGAATTGAATAAGTTTAACTTAGATTTAAATTATAAAGCAGTTGAAGTTCAAATGGGATCTGATTGTTGGATACCATTTATAAATATACTAAATTATTTTATACCAAATATTCACGAAGAATGGCACATCAAAATTAGAGATATACTTAACAATAAATAGAACTATATTTATACAGATGTTGTTAATGAATGGGTGTAAGGATTTTCTCTAAATGCTTTCAATAAATCTGGTTGAATCCTATCACAAGAAAAATTATCATCGTATGATTGAGGCATCGAAATAGCACCTAATGTTTGAACCGAAGGCGAAAGTGTTGCTAATCTTGAACCAATTGGATTTACTCTTCCTGCGTATCTGTCACTATCATCCTTAATGGTTGTCATATTCATCTGTTGATTGAATATTTGTGTTCCACCCATATTTGCTCTATTTTTAATCGTAGATGATTTAATGTCGTTATTATGCTGTCTATACGCTGCAGCGTAATTCATATCGCCGTACTGTACGGCAGCACCTCCAGCGCTACCAATGTAACTACTGCTCGTCGTATCTCTTTGTGTCATTTCGCCTGGGGTTGCGTTATTAATATATATACCTTCACTTTTTCCGTCAATGTAAAAATTTGGCGAATACACTGTTGTTTCTTTTATTGTGGTGGGTGTAGTGTCGTTCATATTAATGGTATAACTTTTAGGTACAGCAGTTGATGCGTCTCCATATATTCTCACATTATCTGCTGTATCTTGTTTACGTGTTGGTTTCAAAAAGTCCAATAAAGGAGCAACAACTGCTCCAATTGCTCCACTGAATCCGCTTCTTATAGTTTCTGGTTGCTTCACAGTTGATCTATTATTTGTATAATTAGTATGACTAGTTAAATGTAAATCTCCATCTGTTATAGGTCCTCTTCCTACAGCGTATGATGGTGTTATATCATTACTACCTAATTGTATTCGTTTTGAAGATTCGTAAGAAGTCGGTGCTTGACCAACTTGTTTGTTGCTTTTATTTACAGGTCCCTTATAGTCTACAACACTATCATCACGTTTGATAATACCTAATTCTTGTATAGGTCTTAATGTTTCACCTTTTTCAAGACCCGTTGTTGTCAACCATCTATCTTGATTGTTGATATAAAAAGTATCAGGATGTTGTTTTTCCATACGCCCCATGATGCCAACATTTTTAACAAAAGACTCCGCAGGACCTTCGTGATTTGTTAAGGAATATGAAACTTTTGGATTTGTCTCTACTCTTAATTGATCCACTGTGTAAGGCAACCATTTATCACGCGCTTCCATACCGGAATTGAATCCCCCACTTCCTTGGTTAGTAAATCCTTTGTCTAAACCTGGTGCAACCATAACACTATCAAATAGTTTTGCTTCGTTATTTTTCATTACAGGGTTTTGTCTCGATTGAAAAAAGTCACTGTTATTAGGCGTACCGTGCGCCCAAGCCATATTCTCTTGAGGTTTAAACAATGGTGCTTGTTCTATTTTTTTTACTACTTGAGAACCATTTCCCACCATATTATCTAATAAGGATTCGGCCGTGTTAAAATGATAATTTTTACCGTGTATTTTTCCACCATTAAAAGGGACCATATTATTATGTTTGAATTGTGAAGAATCCAAATAATTACCTGTAAGAGAATAAATCTGCTGTGGATTTTGTCCAACGATCATTCCATTATTTTCGTTCTTTTCATAAACATTTTGATCAAAATATTTATCAGTTGCTTGATTAGGATTTATATATTCCTGAACAGTATTTACAAGTTGATTCATATTCGTAACAGGAAAGTTTTGAACAGGAGGATTGACACTAGGCAAATAATTAACAGGTGCTCCCATATTTGTAAAATTTTCCTTAGTTGCTTTAACATTTTTTTTATTCGGAATATTATTATTATTATTTTGAGATGATTGATTTGATATTACATACATTCCTCCTAATGCGATTAATGGTATAGCTAATTCCATATTATATATATAAAGCATTATTTTTTATTGATTCGTTGCATACTTATAAAATTTATAAAATTTAAATTAAATACCCTTTGAAATTTTTGAAATTCTTTCACAAGAATTGGTTTGAGTACATATGTTTGGACCTCCAACATATTCACCATTTATTACATTTGATGGTAAATTATTGTTCGATCCATTTTTTAAACATTCCCTCTTGGCTACAAAATAATCTTTTTCTAAAATTCTTGTACTGAGATTATTTAAAAAAGGAATACAAACATTTTCTTGTGGATTCAAAGGAGGGTAATACCAATCAACTTGCTCTAAATCGCGATACCACCAAACGGGGTTTGAAGTTCTAGATTGATCTGTGTGTAATTTATTACTTGTTGGATATTTAATTGCTTTACTTGGTACTTTATATTGATTATAGTTGTCTTTTCCTAAATTATCTCTATTTAATCTGCGATTTACTCCTAATAATTCGCTTTCTAGATTGATAGTATTTGTTCTTAAGTTGCCTGCCCATTTTTGCGGAATTATATATGGATCCTCGAAGTAGTAAGGGGTTGGACCGTTGCCTGGAACATTCAATACCCATCTTCCTGGGTCAGTAGATTGTTGTAATTTTTTTTTTGTTCTACATTCATCATAATTAAACCTAGTAAATGCCATTATAATATAATATAATATATATTTTTATATTATACAATCAATCGCCATTTGAAATCCGTAGAGTAATCTCACTTCGCTATTTTGAACCTCGTTGAAAAATCTAACGGCAAGATTTTCATTAATTAGATCATCCATACAAGCGAAAAATGCGAGAATTAAAGAAATGAAATGCTTCTCGTCATTCGTCATCCTTACCCAATCTACCAAATCCTTTGATAAATCCACTTCTTCGGCAGTCCAGAAACACGCCACAGCGCTTTTATACATTTGATATAGGTCTTGGAAACGGACTGGGAGTACAACAAATCTGGTGTCGTCTGGTGTTAATAAGGGTTCTTCGGTAATTTCCGTTCCGTTAGACATTTGATATAGAGAGTTATAATATTCCTAAATCAAATACTTAATGCGTCCATACTTACGCAATTACACGATTAAAGTTTGGGCGATATAATAGATTGTTCCAAGACCGCTTCGCAGATACTTCATACTTAATATAGCTTGTTTTCCAGTCGCAAGAGTGTAATTTGTGCCGTTGGCGAACTTGACTGATGCAGTTGTATTCCAAGTGAGAGTTCCAGAACCGCCATTATAAACGGAAATAGTGTAATCGCAATTGATAGGAATATTACTGAATGTGTAGGTGGTGATAGTATTAGTCGTTCCAGAATAATCTACTTGGAAGTTTTTGAATGTTAAATTACCGCCATCAATCGTGATGACTGGTGAAGACGAAAGGGTAGTGGTAGTTGTTCGGTTTTGAATGCCGTAAGTATCCGCACCAAAAGACAGAACGCCAGAATTATTCACACTAAAAAAAGTATTTAATAAGGTGCTTGGTATTTGCTGTCCGTATCCAAGAGTAGTGCCTTCGCATTTTCCAAAAGTCAAACCATTTTCATTCACACGCAGAGTGGTAATATTTGTAGTATCAAACTGGTCTGGATTGTAAAAGTGGTCGGCACTACCACACCCACCAGTAGTTCCAGTTCCAATACTGGATTGGAAACCAGCGACTACACCAGCGAAAGTAATTGGTTGCGGAAGAGTAGTTGCTAAATTGGCGACCGCACCATATAGATAAGTAGATGCGTTTTGCGAAGCGTTGTTAAAAGTTTGAGATTGTATTTGTGCTGGAAAAAAACCACTATTATTTCCACTTGAAGTGTTGATAAAAGCACCAATACCGAGCGATTGATTGAAATTACGAATATTAAGAACCTTATTTGTTGCTGGAAGAGAAGTTAATATTTCAATATATTTGGCGTTTAATACTGGTGAATAAATATTTAAACCACCTTCGGTAGTGGTTTCTGTATTATCATTCGCCACCAAGAAATAAGGATTTTGGAAAATATTGGTTGAAGGGTTGTATTGTAAATATTGACTATCTGTTCGCATCGGCACATTCCCAGTAGAAGCACTCACGAAAGTAGGGTAATAAGTCCCAGCAGTAGTAGGGGTATTGGTTATTCCTACATTTGTGGCGTTTGTCGCAGTTCCACTCAAAGCACCAGAAAAGGTCGTCGTGGTTAAAGTTCCAGTAGAAGGATTGTAAGACAACGGCGTTGTAGTGTCGTCAATAAAAAGCCCCTTATTCCCAGCACCACTCGTCTTCACAAAAGTAGGATAGACGAGAGTAGAAACATTATCAGTTCCAATCACAGCATTCGTGGAGTTGGTTGCCGTTCCAGCGAAGTTAAGACAAGTGAGCGTATCGCTTGTTGCTGTATAAGTCATACCCAAATCTATTCTCAAAGTTTTACCACTTCCGTCGCTATTGACGAAAGTAGGGTAAAAAGTCCCAGCAGTCGTAGTGCTGTCTGTTATAGTGACCGCAGTTGCCGAAGTTGCCGTTCCAGTCAAAGCACCGACGAAGGTAGTTGCCGTTATTGTATTTGTCGAAGGATTACACGAAAGTCCAGCGGTCTTTTGTATAGCACCAGTCCCAGTTGCCGAACTATCGCTGAAATTGAGATAATGAGTAATATTTTGAACCGAATTGCGAGTAGTATAACCAAGTCCGTTGATAGTATTAGTATTTGTTCCGTCAGTCAAAACGAGTGTTTTATTTGTTGCCGTTTTTAATCCGTTGGTGTCGTATCTAAAAATCTCACTTCCAGTATAATTAAACGGAAAGAATGTCGGTTTTGTTCCGCTTCTTTGATAGTCAAAATCGGTGCTGGAAACAAGTAATCTTGAAGTATTTGTTCCACTACTGGTATGGTCGTAAATCTCAAAAGTATTTGGGGCATACCTTCCGTATTGTTGTGTTTGAGTGGTATTATTAGTATTATCAATATATAATTCTACTGGGTTAATTAAAAACTGGTTTATAGTTCCATCCAAAGCAGTCTTATCTTCAAAGGTTTCAATAGCATATCCGTCAAGTGTGGTTTTACTAAAATTAGGTGGAGTGTATCCGCTGACTTTATTAATTACTACACCACCAAAAGCGTCCATATTAATAAATCCACTCCCAGTCGTATCCGCAGTCAAATTAATATCGCCACTTGAAGCAGTAATATCAATATCCGCAGTTGAAGTAATCGCATTCACATTCACAATATCATTACCGCTCATATCTATATCGGTTGAACCAGCAGAATTACCAGCAGTTAAAACCTCTTCCAAAGTCGATGTTCCAGCGTTTGCCGAAGTAATTATATTCGACCAAGTTGCCGAAATTGGCGCTAAACCAGTTGGATCATAAATTACTTGGTTTTTTTCTAATTCTACTATTTCACCTGTTATTTGACTATAAATTGAAATATTTTCGTAGTTTAAATCAGTACGAAAATCTACGCCATCTGATAATTGTATTTGTGTTGTATTTGTTGGATCTATATTGATATTGCTTGTACCAATTGTTGGATTATCAATATACATTTTATTTGTTCTCAATGATCCACCAGTTTCGACCCATATCCCATTTAATCCTGTTGGCAACTGATAGGATGAACTTTGTGGAGTTAGCGCTAAATATTCTGGATCTATACCTCCATTTACATACAATTTACCTTGAATAATAACATCGTTTGAATATTGTATTCCAGTGTATCCAGCTGTATTCCCTGGAATCCAATAAGTTGGTCCTGTAACACCTTGTGCTCCTTGCGCTCCCGTATCACCTTGCGCTCCCGTATCACCTTGCGCTCCCGTATCACCT